AGGGAAATCCATTGAATCTCAGGCAATGGAAGTGGCACTTGCAAAGCAACGAGCCGCTAGACTAGAAAAGGAACTGCGCGAATATCTCATATACACCGGACAAGGTGATTTTTACCGGGATATGCTGAAACAGCGCAGAATAATTAAACAGCGCAGATTAGAAGCCGTGAGAGCCGCGGCAAAACGCAAAAACGACATGATTGACATAGTCGTTGGAATTGTTGCGCTGAGTGTAGTAGTTGGAACATTAATTGGCATGGTTTACTTTATTGCAAAAGTGAATGCCCCATCGGATTATTATTTAGAGGTTTATCATGGCAACTTATACTTGGCAAATCACTGACATGAGCAGACGGCAAACAACGGGTGCTGTCATTGAGGTTACATGGCAGTGTACTGGCACAGAAGTGTATGAAGAAATCACATATACAGAAACGATTAGCGACATAGCCAAATATGCGCCTGATATAAATTCGCCAGATTTTATTGCTTATGAAAATCTAACTGAAAATGTGGTATTGTCATGGCTAGATAAATCAAGAATCGAAGCTCGTTTACAGATTAGGCTTGATAATGCTATTGGCGGCAGGCGCACCAGTGGAATACCGTGGTAAAAGATTATGGCTAAAGACCCAAGACTAAAAAGGCTCGGATTGGAAGGCTTTAATAAGCCTAAAAGAACGCCAAGCCACCCTACAAAATCCCATGTCGTTGTTGCCAAAGAAGGCGATAAAGTCAAAACGATACGATTCGGTCAGCAGGGCGTTTCTGGTTCACCTTACAAAAAGGGTGAATCTGATGCGGCAAAAGCCAGACGCAAATCATTTCAGGCAAGGCACGCAAAGAATATCGCAAAAGGTAAAATGAGCGCGGCTTATTGGTCAAATAAGGTGAAGTGGTAATGGATTTTCAGGTAGCTTTCAATTTAGCAATGTCTTTTATCTTTATTGGTACGGGGTGGGCTATACGTGCCATATATGACGGTATGAACAACCTGAAAAAAGACCAAATTACATTAGAGCGTGAACTTGCATCTAACTATGTGCGCAAAGATGATTATCGGCAGGATATTCAGGAAGTAAAGCAAATACTTTCACAGATATTCAACAAGCTGGATAACAAGGCCGACAAATGACCGAATTCACGAATAGAAGCCCAACAGGCAATACATATCTGGATATTTCCAGAGGCGTATTTAGGAAGCTGACTGCGTTAAATATTTTCGGGTTCAATACTACGATTGGCACAGACTACGAAACTGCATGGACGGTTGGAGGCAAATATACCTACCCATCAAGTGCTTTGGTTATGTCGGTAGTTTCTGCATCTGCGTCTGACACCATGAATGTATTGATTCAGGGCTTAGATGCTAATTATAACGAAATCAGCGAAACAGTAACTTTGACAGGGACTACACCTGTAACAACGTCAGCTAGTTTTTACCGAATCAACAATGCACTGATATTATCTGGTAACAATGTTGGGAATATCACAATCTCTAATAGTGGAACAACCTATGCGAGAATAGACGCTGAAGTAGGTATTACTCAACAATGTATTTACACAGTACCTGCAAACAAATCACTTTATCTGGTAAGGATTGACGTTAATTCAGCGACCGCAAACCCAAACAAATATATAACACTGCGCAATCAGACTAGAACCAAGACAGGCAGGATATTAAAGGTCGCACAAGCTACGTTTGCCACGTCACAAGTTAGCTATGATAGACAAGTACCTTTCAAGATAGATGAATGCACTGATTTCGAGTTTGAAGCAAAATCCAGCAGTGGTGAAAATGAGATAGCATTTTTTGTTGAAGCTGTACTTGCAGAAAACCCAACAGATATAAGGGCTAAATGATGGATAAAGTGAATCAAATATTAGAAAAGATTGGCAGTCTGGTACACGCCCGCCTGATTGTAGCATCAATGCGTAATATTGGGATTGCAACTGCTATCGTTGTAATTGCATTTGCAATTCTGGCGGTGCTGTAATGCCTCTGAAAAAAGGGTATGGCAAGAAAACCATATCCTCAAACATCAGAAAGATTCGCAAAGAAGGCAAAAAGCAATCACAGGCTGTAGCCATTGCTTTATCCAGTGCGCGGAAATCGAAAGGCAAGCGGAAATGAAATTCGGCAAGCTGAAGGATTTGATTGGCGGCATAGCACCTACAATCGGAGCCGCTATGGGCGGGCCATTAGGCGGCATGGCAGGTAATGTTATTGCTGATGTATTAGGTTGCGAGCCAACACCAGCAAGCATCGAACAAGCTATGCAGACTGTCACCCCTGACCAGTTAGCAGAAATCAAAAAAGCAGAATTGGCATTTGAAAGCAGGATGAAGGAGCTTGATGTAGACCTGTTTGCTTTACAAACTGCCGACACCCAAGATGCCCGTAAATACTTTTCAAAAGATTTAACGTCCAGATTTATAGCACTGGTCATGGTGCTTTTCTTTTGCGGTTATATTGCAATGATTACCATATTGCCGCCCGAGCAAAATTCCATGGAACTGATAAATTTGGTACTTGGTTATATGGGCGGTCTCGTCTCAGCGGTGATTAGTTTCTATTTCGGCTCATCACATAGTAACGAAAAATGAATATCATTGATTTATTACGCAGACACGAAGGCGTAGAAACCCATGCCTACAAATGCACCGCTGGCAAAACAACCATCGGTGTTGGTCGTAATATCGACCCGGCTGGCGGCTTGGGGTTATCAGAGGACGAGATTGACTATTTACTTCAAAACGATGTTGCACGGGTAGCCCGTGAACTTGGAGCAGAATTTCCATGGTTCTCAGGGCTTTCTGAATGCAGACGCGATGCCATGATTGACCTGTGCTTTCAGTTAGGTATTACCAGACTGCGAAAATTCAAGCTGGCTCTGGGAGCCATGGAAAACCACGACTATCAAGAAGCCGCCCGGCAATTCTTGGATAGCAACTACGCAAAACAGACCCCCAATCGTGCAAAGGAAGTCGCCAGCATGATTGAAACTGACCAATATCCCGCCTAAACTCCAAAAGTAAACAAATCTGTTTACGTAACCCATTGATTTGTAAAGTAAATAAAAGGCTTTACATAGTATCGTAAACGCGATATAATTATCTTACCGTGAAAATATTGTCACGGGTTCTTAAACAACTTGGAGAAATAGAAAATGCGATATTACCTATACGCAGATAACAACTGTTGGGCTGAAAGCGGTGACGCAGAGGACGTAATACGAAAGGCACATCTTATTAGTCTCGAATGCCACCCGGCATTCTGGTACATGGATGCGTTTAGACAATATGTGGATGGATTCGGAAGCACATTGACCGAAGACATGAAAGACATTGAACGCTTCATGCCTAAACCCAGTGATTTAGAAATCGTCAGAGCTATCTTGTATACCTATGATGAAACGCTATACGAGTTCACTGGAGCTGATGAGATAGATGGTTCGCCTACATGGAAATGGATAGGCGAAGGCAAAAACCCTTTAAGAATGGAATACACCAGCAAACTGAAAATAAAAGTCAGGGAAGATGGCAAAGTATTTGAATGGGATGCTGAGTAGTTAAATCAACAGGCCATGGACGGCTTTAACTATTAACCAACTGGAGAAATCAGAAAATGAAAAATCAGAACCGAGTTTGGATTGAGTTTGAAACAAATCCGCCAACCGCAGAAGAAATCAAGCTGATGAATAAAATGTTAGCCCGTTTAGGTGTTGATATGTACTTTATAACGAACGTGGATAATGAGTTGTTTATAGGAAGCAAAGCCCCTAATACCGGGTACAAAAAACTGCTAGATAACGGTGACTGGTTCAATCTTGATTACATGGGACGGGATGACTAACCAAACACAGGGCCACGGATGGCCTAATCCCTTTACTTGATAAATCAATTAATTTATAATTCGTTTGCTTTACATAAAACCAAAAGGAGAAAAGCATGAGCAATACACCATTCAGTCAGACCGTCTGGTCTACCCTTTCAGCAATCAATGTTTCAGAGCATGTAGAAAAAAAAGGCAATCTCAGCTACTTATCGTGGAGTTGGGCTTGGCAGACGTTGATGGACAATTATCCCTGTAGCAAATATGAGTTCGGGGAGAATACTGTTTACCCTGATGGCTCAGTGGAAGTGAACTGCACTGTTACCGTAATCCGAGACACTGGCACGGAGCACGTTGCACGTTCAATGTGGCTACCCGTCATGGATAACCGAAACCATGCCATCTGCCACCCTAATGCGCGGCAGATTTCAGATACCAAGATGCGCTGTCTGGTTAAATGTATCGCG